CGGTGTTGGAATTGATGGAGTAGTGTGATCGACGCATCTGCGTATTAGCCACGTAGCCAACAAGATTTTGAGCATTTCCATCAGCTTGTTTGACTGTAATGACCCTACTAAACGTGGACCATTGTTCAATTTCTAAGGGAACGTAGCCTGCCATGTGATACCTCGTTGGTTATTCAGTCTATTTATGTGTTCTGTTGATTAGAAGTGTATTCCTGTCAAATAGACAACTGAGCCAATAATAAGTGATGCGATATTCACAACCTGCGACCCTTCAACGGGCACGGCGGGCCCATAAATCCAACACCCAGATCCGTGTGGAAAACTACCTAAGGTCATGAGATAATCGTTGACCCCGACCTCACGGCTAATGTCCATCATAGACGATGATCCCATGTTAGCACCAAAATTCTGTTCTGCTTGCACCATAAAATAGGCATGACAGAAAATAGGAGGAACAAAATTTTGTATGTCCAACGCCAATACACCAGTGCTCGGTACAGTAAACACAAACCAATCTGGGTCATACCCCATGACCATGTATCGATTGTGCTGGTGATACTCTTTGAAATTGCTGGATGTATTGTTATGCACGTAACTTAAAAGACATTTCTGGTTGTATCCTGTAGGAAGAACGAGGGCTGTATTGTTGTGCTCAATATACGTTCTGAAGAAAAAGTCCGAGGGTCCACTAAACCCAGTCGTATTAGCTAATAACTTCCATGTGCCCAACGCCACGTTATATTGTCGTGCATCGCCATATCCGAGAGTGATGGTTCCGAGATCGAGGTCATAAGGATGATACCCAAAACCTGGATTGTTATACCCCACATTCGCCATCCACCGCTGCTGACCTGGACCCAGGGTCCTTATGTTACCCTGTACTTGATATCCATTCCAAGAAAGGCTGAGATTGTCAGTGGGTCCGTCATAATTACACACCATGAGGTACTTGCTTCCGTTCGTCACCGTCGCTGCTGTATCAAATACAAACCGAGTGACGGTGCTCTGGATACCCCAAGCATCATCTGAAATGCTTCGACTGGTGGCCAGCACCGTACCACTCGCATTACCAAATCCATCATCTGTCTCAATGGTCATGTAAAGATTTGATGGTCGTGGTGTACTTTTGATTATTTTCAATTCAATGTACCGCATTGGTCCCGTATCATGTGCAACAATGCTTTGTGAAACTTTCGTCACATATCGTTGATCGCCGTTCGTCATGTTCGGATTAACACTACCCAGTGTAGAACTTTCTTGCCCACTAAGCGTAGCGTCCCATGATTGATCGAGTGCGTGATTCTTCATTCGATGAAGGAGAAGGGCTTTCGCGCCCGTACTGCTATTGCGTATCGCCCATACCTCGTACCAGGTGTTTGCCGCTTCTGCACTATTACTATCCAAACCACCTGCACCCGAAACAGTAATATCCGCGACTAAGTTATTCCAATCGGGAACCGGCGTCCCGTCATCCATAATAATCGTCTCAGCGTGAGTTAATAATACCTGTGAGAATTTGAGCGTAGGGTGGTGATGGGTGCCTATCAATAACCCATCGACTTTTTGTGAACTAGAAAATGCTGCCCAGTTGAGTTTCAATGTTTGAGCGGGATTAGCTATAAGTGACAATCCATCGGCACCCACAGGAAATCTGACCGCTGTGTTTGGGGAAATTCCTACAAGGAGATCACCCTTTGCAACAAAGAGATTGGCAGTAGTATCGGGACCGGAGCCACCAGAGATCGAGGCTACTGCATTATCCACGTAGAATTTTGACGCGATACCCATGTTCGCATTAGGACTACCTGTGACATATCCAAACGTGATGCTGGCATTGGTGATATTCGCCGTATTGATGCTCGCATGATTGATTGCGGCAACATTGATTGTGGCATTTCCAATGTTCGCGCTCTCAAAGAATCCGTTTTCAAACACCCCGTTTGTGACGTTGAGTGTGGGGAATTCATATATCACATCATAGGAATGGTTAGCAGTATTGTAGCGCACGGTTCCACCGTAGTCTACAGTGTTTGCCACCAACTTCACCTCATAGGTGACTTCCCCAGGTGGAACTGGAATCGGAACGATTGGGGTTGGGGGATTTGGAGTTGAGTTCCAGTTAAATGCCATCTTAATTCATCCTCTTCATTGATAGTGAAATTAGAAACTCACACTTTGAACATATAGCCGCGTGTTGGCGGCTTTTGTGCGAGTGAGAATTACTTGTTTCTCCACTACAATCGGACCATAATTTGTAATTGTTGTTCCAGTTCCACCGGAAATACGATAAGTGTTCGCAGACATTGCCCCAGTGGATGCGACGTTATCAAGAGACAAATCCGTGCAGGCAACCCCTCCAATCGGTATATACCTCGCCAGATTTACCGGTGGAGATTGCACCATGAATCCCACCAAACCCACCACTGGGGGTATAAATGCTGTCAAATCTACTGCCTCAATGAGTCCTGTGACGGACGTGAATGCCCTCCAATCCATCGATACTCCATAGAACAATTGACGGTCCCGTTGACTGTATTTCTTAAAATTGCTGGCACTATCATTATAGACGTAACTGATGAGACATCGCTGATCGTACCCAGAGGGTAGCGTTACCGCAGTGAATGGTGTTCCCTGCACAAATGTCTTGAACCAAAAATCTCCAGGCCCCCCGTTCGAAACGCACTGCCGCCATATAGAAAACCCAGAATGATATTCGTTAGCCCTTCCATTCGTGTAGCCGCCCGCTGTGATACCCCAGATAGTTGTATAGTTCGCATCACTGATCGTATAATCACTTTGGTAGACTAGGTGATACGTGGTGCTCAACGATACGCTAGTGTTTGTGTCAAACAGGAACCTTATTCGTGCTTTATCGGTTGGCAACCTAGAAACATCCATGACACGACTTGTGGCAAGCGCAACACCATCAGGGAATCCTACATTATTCGCATCATCAGATTCCAGAGTCACCCAAATTAAACCCGTTGGCGATCCTGTCTTGCTGACTTCAATTTCTACGCTAGTGAGTGGGCCGGCAACCGCTGGAATAAAACTTTGTGATAAAAGTGGAAATTGCCCAACATTTCTCAGATTTCTTCCATTATCTGTTGTGGTGGTGAATGATTGGTCCATGATCGTTTCGGGTGCACGATGTAAAATTAACGCGGTTGCGCCATTGCTGCTGTTACGAATCGCATGAACTTCATACCAATGCGAAGCTGCTTCCACCCCCGTATCTAGTCCTCCCGCACCGGAGAGAGTAATATCCACAATCACATTACTCCACTCTGCCACACGTTGACCACTGGCCATTACAATTTCATCGGCTCGGTAGAGCAACAATTGTCGATTCCTAAGCCAGGGGTCATAGTGAGTAAATAATGTCAAATTGAGTACACTTTGACTTAATACCGCATCACTACCTGTGGACCTCCAACGAAGTCCGGTGCTGGTGGTGCTGTCTGCGATCAGCGTATCCCCCGAATTACCCACAGGGAGTCGCCCCCCAGTGTTTGCGGAAATTCCTACAAGGAGGTCACCTCTGGCATCGATGATATTTTGCAAATCACTACCACCAGCCGGCACATTCGCCATGGCCGCATCTACATAATGCTTGGAGGCGATTCCGAGGTTCGCAGTGGGGTCTGATCCCACATACCCATATCTGATGTTTGCGTTCAAGATATTCGCAGTTTGAATGTTAGCAGTGTCAAACGTGGCCGTGCTGATATTCGCGGTATTAGCAGTGAAATTATCAAAGAACGCATTGGTAAAATTCGCTACACCGACATTGGTACTAGCAAGTTGACACAATTCATCATAACCTACATTGGTGGTATTGTAGGTGACTGAACACTTTGGGTCAACACTGTTCGCAATGACATGAACTTGATATGTGACTTCACCTGGAGGTACCGCTTGAGGCATCTCCCGTGCAGGTGGATTCGGATTGGTGTTCCAAAAAAAAGCCACGTTAGAATTCTATCTCCTGTATCCATGACTGACCAACACCAGCAGGCTGTCTTATCATCATGGTCCCGAATTCAACAAGAATAGGACCAATTGAAGTCATAATTCCAAAATTGGTATTTGCCTGGTATTGCCCATCTACTTCTACCAGTGTACGTGAACTCGAAAGGCTCCACATGTCTGTGGTATCGAGCCTGCCCACACCTACAGCGGCAGGGCCCGCGACACCTGAATAGTGCATTATTGTGACAAAACAAGGAGTAGGAGGAACCAACCATTTCAATTCAATGGCTTCACACCCCGTTCCTGTCTGGAATTCGAGTGGCTGGCCACCACCATAGATTCCATTATAGTTCATTTGCCATTCTGTATGTTGGCAGACTGTGATTCTTCTTCCATATTGCCAGTAAGGTCCAATCCTGGGACCCCAACCATTAGTGAGTCCGTCTCCTACGGTACCTCCGGCCGGAGGCGCATTCGTGACTGCACAATAACTCAACAGACATTTTTGATCGTATCCTGTTGGCATGAGGAGATCAACATTGTACTTCTCCACAATGGTTCTGAAGTAGAGGTCTTGAGGACCCGAAGGAATGAATATGCCGGTTGAGGCATTTGCCATCGCCCAAGTGTTCGTATTGGCACTAAAATTTTTGCATTCCCCGTTGGGATAAGTGGTGGAACCAGTGAGTCCTGGGGATGTCCCCCACACCGTTATGTAATTTGGATTGACTGAGTTGCCTCGTGGATAATCAACGTGAACTACAAACGCATAATTGGTTCCCGATACGACATTGGCTGTAGTATCAAACGGGAATCGCATTCTGGTATGTTCATTTACGTCGGGGACTGGAGATCCTATACGTGTTGTATCGAAATAACGACTGGTGGCCAGCACATTTCCGCTAGCGTTCCCATTCACAAGTGTTTCAAACGTCAACCATATATTTCCGATTGGTGCCCCTGTGCGGGCCAGTGTTATGTCAATACCTGTCAATGGACCATTGCTGTTTGCGAGCCAACTTTGACTGACATTGATCGTGGTGATCGCACCCACTGTATGAGAATAATTCAATCTGCGGTCAGTAGCAATGACTGCTCGAAAACTCACATCAACCCGACTTTCTGGAGCGCGGTGTAGAAGGAGTCCTTGTGCCCCATTGCTACTACTGCGAACGGCCCACACCTCATATGATGTTTGAGCCGCCACAACGCCCGTATCCAAGAATCCTATTCCAGAGGTTTCTACATTCGACGAGATGGAGGCAGTCAGCCCATCCCATCCTGTTCTGACACTTGTTCCATCATCCATGACAATTTCTTCAACCGACACCAACAACACTTCTGTATTCATCAGTGATCCGCCGAACATATTGGAACCTATGTGCAACCCACGATGAGTGCCCGTGCCGCCGATCCCACCCGCACTGTAATAAACCCCCGTGTTACTTGTTCCACCAGCGAGAAGCAAGCTACCATTACTTACACCCACAGGCTGTCGTTCTGCGGTATTATCAGAGACCCCCACAAGCAGGTCACCCGCAGCTTGAATGAGCAATTGAAGATTGCCCCCAAGAGGAATGGAATTCGCAGCGAGGGCATCCACGTATTCTTTCGTGGCAATCTGAAGATTCGCGGTCGGATTGACACCCATACGACCATTGGCAATCGTGGCGTTGACGATATTGGCAGTATTGATCGTCGCAACCCCAATGTTTGCCGTATTGATCGTCGCATTGAAGTAGACGGTGACGTTATCCGCTTCTAGGTGGGTAACGTGGATGTCTTTGACATTGAGAGAAGGGAGTTGATAGATGATGTCGAAGTCACCATCGGAGTCACCATCAGCATCGGGTGTGGCGATATTCCAGAGAAGGGTGCCGACCCCATAGATGGGATCGACATTCACACTGTTGGCAACCTCCTTTGCCTCATAGGACATCTCCCCATCCCCTACAGGGACAGGGAGAATCGGTGGAGGAGTAATTCTGTTAGGGTTGGTGTCCCATATAAAAGCCATAGTGAAGGTATTTATGAGTCACATTAGAACGTAAAACTTGCCGTATAGACTTTGGCACTTGTCGTGATACGAGTATTGATTGCCTGATGTTCAACCCACACTAAAGGAAAGGCAGTTGGTGTTGTGCCGCCATACGTAGCACCAAATGTGATGCCCCCCAACAAGTTTTCTGTCACGGCAACTATTAGATCAATCGCATGAAGCCTACCCACACTCATTGAGTTGATTGCGCCAGTAAAGAAGAAAAACGATGCCATGACAGTCACCGGAGGTAGGGTGGCAGTGAGGTCCATCACTTCTTTATCTGTTCCAATAAGGCTGGCACTATTCCACTGATTACTAAACGGGCATGTGATGGTGCGGTCCCGTTGTGTGAATTCTCTAAGTTTTCCCGCCTGATCGGTGGCAGTATAACCCACCAAACATTTTTGGTCGTAACCAGCGGGGAATGTCAATGCCGTGCTATTAGCTTCCACATATTCTTTGAAAATGAGGGTACCTACGCCAGGAGCCAAAGAAACCCACGCTGTACCAGTATTGCCTTTGGTAAGACCATTGAAATATGCCGTTGTTGATCCTTCTAGGGTGATAAAGTTGGTATCACTAGCTGTGAAATCAGTTTGCGCTACACCAAAATACGAAGTTCCTGCAACCACGTTTGCCGTTGAATCAAAGACAAACCGAATTGGATAGTGTGTGGTGACAGCCATACGCGCCACGTCATATTTTCGGCTCGTGGCAAGTGGTGTGGCTCCTGGGTCACCTGCGGTATTGGCATGAAGATTGATCCACACGTTTCCTGTGGGGGTACCAGTCTTAAACATTCGCACTTCAAAACTTGTGAGTGGCCCAGAGACGTTCGCCACAAAACTCTGCGCGACACGCACATTGGGAGTGGTGACTTTATTGACTTGTACGGTTATATTATGAGCAAACTGAGCGACACCTGCGGTGTTCTGATCGACGTTGCGATCTAGTGCTCGATGAATAATGAATCCCTTTGTGCCATCAACACGCTTGCGAATGGCGTAAATTTCATACCACGTGTTGGCAATCATGGAACCTGTGTCGAGTCCTCCAATGTTACCTGAAGCGTTAGCGGTATTGATAATCATACTCTTGTCTGTCCAACCGGTGACCGATTCACCATCATCCATGACAATTTCATCCACATGCTCAAGGATGATGTTGTTTGCATTGGAGTTTTTGAAATCAGTGACGGATGTTTGTAGTGACAGACCACGGAACGTCTGTGCTGGTCCACGGTTCGCCCAACGGAGACTTGAAGAAGTTTGCGTATCCACGACAAGAGACTGTCCGTTTGTTCCAACAGCAAATCTAATGGCATTCGCCGCGGCGCTCGCAACCTGTATGTCGCCTTTCGTGGTGTATAATTGCTGCCATAAATTCGCGGCAATATCCGTATAGGCTTTCGTGGAGACTTCCAGGTTCGCTGTTGGAGTGGACGCGACATTCAAGCGACCGGTGAAGTTGCCCGATGCAATGTTGCAGGAGAGAATGTTTCCAGTGTTCGCAAAGAAGGACGTGATATTTCCCGATGACGCATTCAGTGTGCTGATAAATGAATTGCTGACATTCATAAATCCCATGTTCGCAGACATGACATTTTCAGATACGATGTTCGCAAATCCTACGTTCATGGACACGATATTCGCAGACGTGGTATTGCTAAATCCAGTGTTCATGGTGCCAAAGGTCATACCTGTGATGTTCGCAGTTGTCGCATTCAAGATACTAACATTGCAATTATCTGTCGTGACCAACGTAGCAATGACTGCAAGGTGCTGAGACGTTCCGGTGACCGACAGAGAGGTGATGTTCGCAAAACTCGCGTTCAGCACAGGCACAGTTAGTTCTGATACGGAGAGCGTTGTGAGTGCCAAGGAACCGATGTTCGCAGATTGAATGTTCGCAGAGTACACGTTCATGCGGTCGCTGACTTGCAAGAGTCCTGAGATATTCGCATTTGCACTCAAATGATCTGTGCTGATGATGTTCGTGATCGTGGCACCCACCACATTCGCGGTCGTGATATTCGCAGAGGACGTATTGATGCTCGCAATGTTCCCCGATACAATGTTCGCAAATCCTGAATTGATGAACTGGATGTTCGCCGTCTTGATAAGGGCTGTGTTGCCGACATTGACCCCGACCCCTGGGTTCGTGAACGTCCATGCCGCATTGGACGAAACCTGTGGTCCATCGGTGAGGTTGTTGGCAACCGCAATCATCGCGGCAACGGCGGTAATGAGTTGACCGAAAGTGTTCGCTGTTGTAATTTGTCCGATAGACATTAGCTCTTACTCCTCATGGTCGAGAGTTCGTGCACGATTTTTTTCAGACTGTCCATCTCTCTCTCAATAGAGACCAATCGTTGTTTGGTTTCTTCAACTTCCTGTTTCTGCGCTAATGATTTTCGTCGCTGTTCTTTATAGCGTCCAAGCCCTATGGCATCCGTGCTGATGATAGCCTTTGAAGCCATGTCGCGCACAAGATCAGGATTATTGTCAATCTGCACTGTATTTATCATCATATCATCACATTCCTATGAGAGAGATGGAAGTGCCACAACTCTGAAGTCTCTGATACGCGGGACCTTCGTTGTATCGGTCGATGCCATGACAATCTTGACCGCAAAGTATTTGAAGCTGGCAAACGATCCATATTGGACTCGGTTATCTGCGATATTCCCGGCGCCTGGGGCATACACAAAATCCTTCACATCATCTTGGTTCAAGGACAAGTTGTTCGCGCCCTGAATGATCGTCATGAGTTGGTAACCCTTATTATCAAACACCTCAGCATCATCCGAGGAGAGAATCTTATAATAGACATAGATGTTCGCCACAGAAGGCTTGTAGGCAGCGAAGAATACGCGGAAGTCTCCTGCATCCAATCCATCAGCCAGGGTTACTTTACGAGTGATGTAACGCGCCCAGGCTGGTCCACCAGACGAACGATCTTCTCCAATGCACTGAATGTTGGCAGTGATGCTCGCGTTACCGGAGATCGTAAAGGTTGGGGACGTAGTATACCCGCTACCATTAGAATCTACGACCACGTTAGCGAGCACATGATTGTTACTATCAATTTGCGTGTTCGCAATATACGCATTGGCTCCGCTTCCGCCTCCACCTGAGATCGTTACGCTGAGTCCTGCGGCACTGAACCAGTTGTTACTGGAACTGATAACTACTACTGAACTGTTGCTCAGTTGCAAGTTGTTGACAAGGTTCTCGATACCCAACAGAGAGAGTCGGTCCATATCAACCACGGGCGATACATCAACACTCTGCGAGGAGAGCAAAAGTCGTAACTTGAATGAGGATGTCACACTGGACGCGACTCGGCGACCCAACGTATCATCAAAGTAAATGTTTTCATCCAATGGGATGATCTTGTTGCCCTCTTTGACCCCTGTAGCCGTGGTGGTTGCAAACATCGCATCAACGCTGGTGTTTGGCAACACAAGATTTCCAGAGGAGACATAGAACGTATCCAACGGCACATTGGCTGTGATCGCGTTTGATGAGGACAACTGGAATTCAATGTTAGATTGCACGGTCTTATCAAATTGTGCATAGAGCAATCGGAAGGTCAAATCCTCTTCCTGAATTGGGTTCCAGGTGGTTGAGTTCTGTGACTTGAACAACACCCCCAAATAGGGCTGTGAGGAAATCAATCGCTCGGTGCCCAGAATCTTGTCGCCCATGCGTGACACATACACCTGATACTTGACGGAGTTTGCCATCAGGACGATGCAGTATTCCGCGCCTTGCTGCAAGAACACCGGTCCACTGAAGTTGACTTGCGTATACATGGTGGCATCATCCAAAGGATTGCCTCCCGCCACATACTTTGCCGCCAACGCTTCTTCAGAACAGGTTACAATATCGCTCGCATTGATAACCACATCGGAACCTGGGATGACTGCGGAGGAATGCGGGAATCCGTTGACGACAGGACGCAATTGCATTTCCATTGGAATGTTTGGATCAGTGCTCTTGATAAGCAAACGAATACCCGTAATCTGGACACCCGATGGATGGAATGTTTGATCGACCAAGAAGGTCTGGGCGAGAGGGTCCCAATACCCAACTTGTATTCTTCCAATCGCGGCATCCGTGATCTTGCTGGTTACAGTGGTTTTGGCTTGATTGAGCACCGTGCGCTGTACCACAGGGACGCGAGTAGAGATGATCGTGTTCTCTGAAGTCTGCAAGAGTCCAGAGGCTTGATAGTTGACTGATCCGTTCGTGCCTGATCCTTCAAGGGTTCCAGCTAACGAATCGACAAAGGTGAATTGACGATCCCCAGTGCGGAATCTTACGGCATCCGTTGAAGGAATGACAAAGATACCCCCAAACTCACCACGATAATCTGAGGTGAATTGCCCAATAGAATACGCCGTATCGACTCCAAGTGCGGTGGTCAACGAAGGGCTGAAGGACACGTTGCGAGTGTTCGCATTGTATGCGGTAATTACAGAGGATTGTCCAAGACCCGATCCCGCTGTAAAGTAAATCGTCTGCCCAACAAGGAAGGTGTTGGAGAACGCGACATTGGAATTTGCAATATCATGTGACAATAAGACGCTGCTGACATTCGCGTTCTGTGCGAATCCTGTGTTATGATAGTAGCCAGAGATACGCGAGTTCGCGCCACTGGTTTCCCCAATCAAGAAGGTGGAGTTGCTTGAGTGCATGAAATACGCATTCGCCACGTTATTATCGTCACCACCAGTCACGCTGACAATGCTAACATTGGTGTGTGTGGATTCGTTGCGACTGAGAACCACAATACCGAAGGCGGCATTTGCTCCTCTCGCGGGGTCCCATACTCGCACGGATTCAGCATCCTGATAGTTGTCTCTGTAGACTACAGTAGTGCTGGCGACTTTCACGACATTCAGACGGTTGCAATAATTCGTCACCGCTTTTTCATCAAAGAAGGCATAGAGGGCAGTGTTCGGGGCAAACATCTTCCCTACAAACAACACGCCGCGTGAACGGATGTATGGAATAACCGAGACATCCTTGACCTTGTTCCCGATGGATTCAGTAATGACTTCGGTTCCAAACTGACTCTTTGTTCCTGTTCGTGCTGATTTCTGTGTGATTTCTGTCGTGCTGCGCTTGACGACGTTGCCATAGACAGGAATATAGTGCCCGACTGGACCCAACCATCCCTGCCAGCCTGGGGTGATAATCTGATCCGGTTGTTTCTTCTCTCCATAGAATGTGGTTTTCCAGTCATTCCAGACCGTGCCGAAAGTTGTGGAACCAAATTTTGAACCTGCTGCTGACTTGTTGACATCAAACGCAAGAGCTTCCCACGCATCAGCATCGCCTTCCAAGTTCACATTCACATCAGGAACTTGGTTTCTGTCTACCCAATTGTCTGATGTTGGATCAAGTTTGATCTGCCCAATGAACGAGACTGTGTTGAACGGATTGACGTTGATTGCTTTAGACGCGATAGACTGATCGAGGAATGTCACCACCGTATATGGGAGTGTCAAGAAGGCACCGATACGTGCATAATCTGTGGAATTTGTTGCGCTCAATTCCAGGTCGAGACTGCGAGGATTGAAGGCTGGACGCAATTCCTGATTCTGAGGATCAACGGAACAGAGGTAGTCTACATTCAACACATCCCCGATCTTGTGTCCGGTGAATGGGTCAACCAGGATACCATTCTTGAAACGGTTCGCTCCTGTGTCATCTTGAATTTCCTGATTCTTAGCCGTTTGTTCAAGCAAGTTCAGGGACGTGTAGTATTCCAGGTTTGAAATACGCTTTTCAAGTGTGCCAATGTCGCGCATTGTGTAGCGGCGATTGTCATTATAGCGTTGACGAATTTCCCCAGTGGTGTTCGTGTAGGGAGGAAGCACCAACGTATACAATGTCATGGCATTGTCTTTATCTGATGGGCTGACTGGGAACAGAGACGGCACACCCGTCAAGACTTCAAAGGTGCGATCCTTCGTAAGGATGATCTTGTCAATGCGAGCAAGATAGTAGGAGAAGTCTGTCTCAAACGTGAGTCCCGATACCCCAAAAACCTCTTCATCAAAAATGTTATTGAAATCTGCATCCTGTCTACGAGGTCTGAAATCGATGCAATCGCGCAAGTTGAATACCTGCCCAGTCGTAGCTGACGTGTAGGACGGAATGTTTCCGTAGGCAATGTTGGCGGACGCATACGAATCCACGGTCAAATAGCCTAATCCCGAATGGGTCAAGTAATCAACATAGATGACTACGTTACCGCTTGGACCTTGTGACTGTGGCTTTAGGGTGATGCTCGCATGATCGTAGGAGTTGTCGCGCTGCCCAGAATCCAATATGTAGCGACTGGTGATATCAGCGGCAATAGCCACGTTACCATCTTCAATCAGATTGGAACCGACATCGATGACCTTACGAAGTCTTGTGACATCGGACGTGAAGAGTGATTGCGACTTGCTTGGGTCCTTGAGATTGAGCCACGCTGCGGAGTTCGCATAGATCGTGATTTGCGCCCCCAAGTTGCCTGCTCCCTGTGAATACCACTGAACGAGTCCCGTCGCATCGGCAATCTGCGTGCCACCGGAGTTCAATCCACTCGCCACATTCGCAATACGTGCGGTCTTACTCTTGAGGAGATTTCCGAGTGCATGGGAATATGGCAATTTCACCTTGACATAGACATCAGCCGCCGATGCACTATTCATGTTTGGAACAGTGATGACCCATGTTGAGGTATTGCTGACGGTGCTGACAACAACCGTGTTGCCTGCTGGATTGCCCGAAGAGAAGTTGATAACTTGATTGTTGCCAACCGAAGCCCCGGTGTTGTTCTTCACGACAACGAGGATGTTGTCTATCGCATCGGACCCCGACAAGGTTCCATTGACAGCGGACGTGATACCCGCAGCACTGGTGATCGTGGTTACATTTTGTGTGAACCCCTGCCCTGTGTAAACTTTGCGACCAAAGTATTCTGTGTTCGTGAGTGGGGAGCCTCCGACTACGGCTTGATCGGCAATGGTAGGATACGGCAATTCCATAATGAGTCGGTTGAATCCCGTATCACTGAGAAAGGCACCTTCATATGGATCAGAGAGGATACCATCAACGAACAGTGCATTCTTGCTGGACGAGTTGACATCCATCGTGGTAGAAAAGAGATGTTGATTGACTGAGGTGTTCGCGTATACCAAGGCTTCAACATCTTTGAATTCATAATCAAAACGATACTTGGTCGCTGTTGTTGGCGTGCCGAAGGCAAAGGTCTCCGACCCCTGCAAAAAGGCTTTGTTATTGGACCCTTCATAGCGTCCAATCGTATGAGTTTCATTGACTGCGACACCTGCATGGGTGGTGATCGTGAACTTCACTCCCACATACGCATTTGCAATAGCGGAGAAATTTGGTGCGAGGAACATTGTGTTCGCGGAACCTGTCGCGCCGCAGTTGCAGGTTTGACTTTCCGATACATTCGCATCAAACGCATACGCTCGCCATACCGCAGTAATGATAGACGTGCCGTTGGCACCACTCTGATAATCCAGCGCACGAATACGGACAGTGCCTATTGTGGTATTGGCAGCAACCGCAGCATTAGCGATGGCAATGTTCGCAGTGCTTACACAATGCAGGACTCCTGGTTGGAGAGTCTTGAATGGAATTGGACCAACGAGGTTTGTGAATTCAATCCAATTCTGATAATCAATCGTGCTGTTGTAATTGGTAACATTGGCGGCTGTTCGTGAGCGTTCTGCCTTGATCGTTGTAGGTCCAATCGTTTCAAATTCATATCCCTGCACATACGCCTTCCCCGCTTCAATGACGATGTTGTAGGCATTCGCGTAGGTCGCATGGGGAGTGGTCGCAATCTTGAATGGGCGCACCGTGAAGGAGCCTGATTGATCGTTAGTGCGACGAGCCAGGGTCTCTTCCAATGCGGAATACACTGGATACACGACCTTCTTTGTCAGTGTTCCACCAGTCACACGAATCAATTCAATGAACTTCGTATCATCTTCAGACGTGAGAGCACGTTTGACAAGGGTGAGGTTGATCTGATAACGAGTGGCACCAGGAGCCTGATAGTTCGTGGATTCTTGTGCGGGGTCAAGAAGAGTCGCATCCATCGTCTCGTCAACAAGCACTTCGCCAATCTCTAGACCTACGCGGTAGGTTGGGGTATTGCTGAACGCATCCAAGACTACTGTTTGTGGGGAAACTTGGACGAAGTATCCATCAACATAGAATACACCCTCATCAATACTGCAAATAGACGCATCCCCAAACTTCAGCCCCGAAACAACATCCGTGAAGTTGGTTGGGGTGCTGAGGCTCGCAATGATCGCCACGCTATAGGCACTGTCGTCCGTTTTGATTGGCTGAACGAGAGTCGCGTCAAAAATCTGCCCAGAGGTGTATTTGACAATGAGATACGTTGGAGAAGTCAGAGTCGCAATGGCACCACCAATAACGTAGGCGCGAATACCTCTTGGGACCGTCTCGTTATCAACAATAAATTTACCAATGAAATTGGCGACATCGACCACGGCACCCGTAGGGTCTGTGGCTTCGACGCAGATATATTTGGTCGAAGTCGATTCCAACATGGTCTGCCCACCCGTAACGATGGACCCATTCTGATAAATGCTGTTTCCGAATTTACTAACCTGATCCTGAAGAATCGTTTGGGCTTGTGTCAATTCTCTCGACTGCACCGCATAGGATGGACGAAAGAGAATCTTGTGATAATTCTTCGTTGGGTCAAAGTCGTCGTAATACGGATTTTGTGACAGATCAATAGCCATGAAATTGCTCCCACCTTTGTTCTATTTATGCACGTTGTCTTAGAAGTTCAATACAATGTTGATAACCTCGGATTGCCCGACCACGCGGGTCACTGGTGCGCGATTGTCCGTAAACACAAGATCACCCGTTTCCTTTTCCAATCCTGGGTATGTGGCAGCAACCACCGTTCGCACGGTTCCTGATGTATTGCCCGTCAACACGGCTCCGGCGACCACTGAACCATGCACATTTGATGTTTCAACGGCATTGGAGAAGATATCCGAGACATTTGCGGTAAAATTCGCCAGCGAGACATTTGCGCCTTGATACACCAGTTCGTCTTTGATATATCCTGGTCCCGAAGTAAGCAGCAATTGGGTAACCATTGTAACCGCGATATTCGCATTCGCTGAGGTGACTGCGACATTCTCACCATATTTATGTGGTCGCAAAAGGACTCCGACTTGTCGGAAATCGTTATTTGCGGTCAACGTGGCTCCCTCTGTGGTATCGGGGAACCCAATCTGAACGGAGATCATCATGCAATTCGCCCCTAGTTCCCGCGCAGGATTGAACCCATGCCCACCATACGGGGAGAGTATTGGACGCACAGCGGCGTTTGAACCCACTCCGACCACCGTGACTTTGACATTCTGGCGAGTATACCCTGATCCATGTGCATCCAAGGCGACAGACCGAAGGTTGCCTGTTGTTACGGTAGGTGCGCCATTCGCACCGGTGCCTGAACCTGTAATTATCACCGCAGTATTGACTTGATACCATCCCGCACCATTGGAGGTGACTTGCAAGCGAGTAATCGCTCCGGCGACAAGATTGTTCGCAAATCCAAAATAGGCAGCGGATTGAGTGGTAGGAGCCGGTATCCACGCTGAGGTCAAGAACTTGCTGGTGCTTGGCACCTTGAACATATACTTCCACACATACCCATCACCAGGGCTGATGAATCCATTCGCGCTGGTGTAGTTGCCAGCGGGTTCAATCGTGGAGGGGGCATTATTACCATTGTTGAGACACTTATAGACGCTTCCTGTTGAGGTATACACATACATCGCATTCGCAGAGGTGAATAGCGCATTACTCTGATCGTCATATTGGGTGTATCGGATATTCGCGGTCCAGTTCCTACGCGGAATCACCAAGGCGATATCATTACCAGTGATTCGCTTTCCCCCTAGGAAATTGTTGTAGGTATCAAACAGTGTGTTCTCCGTATCGTAGATCACATCGGGTGTGGGGTCTGCGGGCCAGGCAACATTTCGCCCAAGCATGACGTATCCCACCATTGCGTCGTTTGATGACGTGGAGAGATCGCTGTAGAGTGTAAAGGCTCCTTCATAGCCAAGGCGCCGAGAGATCGAAGAATTGGACATAGTGTTTCCTTGTAATGTTCTATTTATGCGACATTCGCGGCAGTGATCGGACTGGTGATGACATTCTCCTCAACCACATATTCTCCCCATAATCTCATTCCCGCAGGATGGGTCAAGTCTTTGAGAATTCCCTTGTATTTTGCCAATTCTGTTGCGGCTTTGACCACATATGAATAAGTCGTATAAAACCCATCATTCTGAAGTTTCTGGTCCGCACTCAGGAATCCCTCTGTTGTGGTGAAGCGTCCAGGGGCAGTAAAGAGATTACTCAACATGATCGCCACCGCATTTGCTTTGCCATTTCCACTACCCGTCAAGTTAATGACTGGGGGTGCTTGATACCCGTAGCCATGATTCGTGATACGGATAGTCTTGATCTTTCCTACCGGCTCCTGTGTCTGCGGTTCCAAGAGGAAGGACGTTCCACCCGATAGGGTCAGTTCCGCTGCAATGTTTGCGCCTGTGGCTGCGGGGTCATTTGAAGAAACCTGCACTGTCGGTAACGCTTCCTGACGATAGTTCATCCCTCCCACAAAATACCGACCATAGATGCCCAATCGTCGGCTTGTTGAATTGCGGGTGAATGCGGTATTGACCGTCAAGTGGGTTGCATTGATAATCGTGCTGACATAACTTGATTCACTGTTGATTTCAATATGATCGTTCGCCATAAGTTCCGTTGTGAAGAAGGTCCCCGTTCCGACCACCTGCACGTTTGACACCGCAGTATTCACCGTGACATTGCCTGTCAAGCGTGAAGGGCGGAAATTCACCGTCTTGATGCCTGTGTTGGCGATATGGAGACTGGTGACTTCCGCTGCGGCACCGATCCCTAGTCCGACACCTGGGATATTTTCAAAAGAGACTTCATCCCCTACTTGGTAATTTGATCCTCCACTACGCACGTTCATCTTCCCAAGAATCCCGAAGTAGGCAAGGGAGACATTCGCGGTTGCGACATTGGCATTTGCCGTGATCCCTGTCACATGCACAATTGGTGGATCAATGTTCAATGTCGGTGCAGGATTGAATATCGTTGTGCTGCTGGTGATGGTCAGGGAGGTCACTGGTCCCAATCGTTCAATAGGATGCTCCCCGAATATGAAATCCGTGAATGCCATTGACATAATCGTATTGACGTTCTCGGATAGCCCTGGAGTGAAATAATAGTTTGGATCGGACATTACCGTGTTCGCCCAGAGTGTCAACACATCCTGGTTCATTGGATAGTTGTTGGGATGCACCGCTTCAGACGTATCCACAGACAGGACAAACGCATTGAGTCCTGTGTTGGGGGTTGACGTAATGTAGGCTGCTTGACCGGGTTGATATCCCGCGCCTCCTTGGAGGACGGTGATATTGGAAATCAACGCGGAGAAAATCGCATCAACAATCGCGGTTGCGGGAGTGGTGGGAAAGCCACCTGTAATTACGACTGTATCCCCGACATTATACCGTGCACCCCCATCGACGATTATAATATCCTTGAGATAGGAGACTAACTGCCCGTAGATGTCAAGATATTGCCCCACATCCACCGACGAGTTTCGCGCCTGGTCATAGGTCCAGCGTCCCTTCACAATTTCAAATTGGGTAAAGGTGCCCAGTGGCTTTGACACTGCCAGGTCCAGTTGCGTGATACTATCATCTGCGACAGATTGCAGCGTTTCAGACACCGCACTCGCCCCAGAGGTTTGCCCCACAAACTTCGCGGCAATCTCATTTGTGTCAAAGTGACTGATGAAATCCGTGCCTGGATACACCACTTTGATTTCATAGCCTGCTCCTGGGGTAGCGACGAATGTAAACCACGGTTCATTGGGGCTATGGTAGTAGTCAGTGTTCAGCGTTTGCAGCACGTTATTGAGATACACGGCTGAAGGTGTGGAATTGCGAGACGTATCTATCGCACGATAGCGTGTGCTGAACCCATCAGCCACTTGGATCGTCCACATCGTCGGATCAAGGCGTAAGGACAGTGACCGTTTCCACCCACTTGTTGAGGCACGAAGAATACTGTCCTTCGGGAAGAACATTTCAATGTCTTGCTGAAAGAGCAAGCGGAACAGTAACTTCACAGATTTCTTTGTGCCCTTTGCACGGTAGAATTCTTTCGCGTGCTGAATGAAGAATGTGGGATTCGTGAGATACTGCGGGGGAAAGAGCGGCACAAATTGCTTCATGTAATAGGTGATGAAATCGTCAAGCGAAGTTGTATCCAAATCGGTATCAAGTGGTAAATTTTTTGCCACTTGCATGACTTGACCATTCATATCCATCCATTGATAATACGCTTCTACAAACGCAACGAAGGTATCGTAATCCGTGCGAATGTATTCCGGTAGTTGCTGACGAATCAGTAAACTTATTGTGTTAGCCATAGGGATTATCGCATGATGATGGTAATAGAAATTGCAGTTGAATCATCTTGATCGAGTGTCAGCAATTGGTTCTGTTGTGTTTCAACAATTGCCGACTCCGGTTCCGCACTAACTCGTAGATCATTGGTATCGGAGAGGCATCTCACTACGGTCAAATTGGGAATCGTGATGGTGCCATTGAGGTAATCAATCGTGCCAATCGTCGGATCAATGTCTACTTTCTCAGAATTGCTATTGAAATAGAACAATCGCATGGTGCCGAATTTCGCTTGCACGATTGCTGAGGCGGCCGCCGCCTGACCCCCTCCACCGGATAAGGTCACCAATGCAGAGGTATAGCCGGTGCCACGCTTGTCCAATGTGACAACCGAGACCTTTCCATTGACAATCGTAGCGGTTGCTGTTGCGCCTGTTCCATCCCCTGTAATCGTGACGGTAGGTGCTGAGGCATAATTATACCCAGGATTGGTGATCGCGATGGAATCCACCCCCGTTGAGGAATTGAACACTTCCTCCAAGTAGGCGGTGCGTAACACTGCTGCGCTATCAAAGACCGTGAAGGCACTGGACTTGATGGCTTTCTGAATGGGGGCATGGTGCAATTCGGTTGCGTAGTTGATCGTGTATGTTGTGCGCACATTGAGGGTCGGCAGCAAACGCTTCTCCAACCGCACCGAGGTTCCAGACCCCGTGATGGTTGGCGAACCGAGCGAATCGTCAATCTGTCTGCTCAGTTTTGAATCCGAATAGACCGCACCGAATTGATTGAAAGTGGTAGTGGCATAATTCACAATCGCGCTACGAACAACCGATGAGACCTGCACCGAAGTCAGCAACGTATATTTGCTCTGCACTTCAACGATAGACTCAAACTTCAGATAGACATAATCAGGGTCAACCAGCACAGGGGTAATCCCAGTGACTTTGATCGGGTCCAATAATTCGGCTATGATACGATCCTTCTCTGCATCATTGATGACCACCCCCTCTTTTGGGGCAATGGACACAAACACCTTCCCATACACCGGTGGGATATTATCTTCCCCACCCCATACGAAAATGCTTGAGATATCTGGATATGAGGCTTTAAGCAAGGACTCGTAATCCTTGACCCCTACGGCACGCCCTTGTGAGGTATAGGATTGTGGTGCTCGCACACGAATTGAATCGTCGGCTTCGCGCTCTGCCCCACCGGAGGCTGAGGAGATCGGAGTAATGATGACGTTGGAGAACCCACCAATAGAGCCTGTCGCAAACACATTGGACTTATTCGCATCAGCCCCCGCTGTGGAGAGATAGGTTGCGATCACGATATTTCCGTTGGACAGGGCTTTAGAAATTGCGTTATCTCCAAAGGTCAGTTGATACTTATTGCTGGTTGAGGTGCTCAAGTAGTAGACTGCGGAGTTGGCAGTCGAGGTAGTGATGTCCGCAGATAATGCGAACACTTCTGTTGCTGTGTTGACAGAGGACTCCTGCACGGTAACGAGCAGCGTGCTGGTATCAATTGAATCATCGGGAAGCTCAAACCGAGACGCGGGATTGCTCAAGGCTACGTAGGTGAAGGTAGCAGTCTGTGGGGTGCCGGCTTTGAGTTCTAAATTGGGGAATGGAAATGCCCCATTGTCTTTATAGACTGTGACGGCCCCTTCATTGACAAAGGTATAGTTGACTCCATCGATAGCCTGCGATTGAAATTCAGTGAATCGTTCCAAGGTCAACACCGCTTGCGTATTTCCACCTGGAGGGGTCACCAACAAATTAACAATAGCCGTGGGAGCGCGTCGGCTCACTGGGGTATAATTGAGTTCCTTGGCGCGGGACAAAATAGAGTTTCGCACCTGTGCAGAGTCAATGTAAAACTCGTTTGCCATCATGTTATAATAATACGCATTGTAGTAGGTATTGTAGGCTAAGAGGTTGATGAGTTGCGACAACCCCGATCCCTCAAAATTATAATCAAGGAAGGTCTGCTGCGATTGCAGAAACACCTTCATGTTGGTCTTGATCGTTTCAAACTCTAAGTCGGTGATAATCAATTGGTTAGGCATTTTACCTTACTCTCTCAAGTATTAGATTAACCGTCAATGGTGTCGAAGAAGAATTGATGAATACGCGCAGCGTAACATTATATTGATTGTGCTCCTCATCAGGTTCCACGATCAAGGATTGGATCGTGCAACGAGGTTCAAAGTTTTCAATGGTTTCTTGAATGAACCGCGAGATATCGCGTGCGGTAAATTCGGTTATGTTCTCAAAGAGTAACTTGCGAATGTTACACCCGATCTCAGGATGAAACGGCACTTCATAGTGATTGGTCTGAAGTAAATTTCGTATGGACCGCACCACGGCATCATTGTTCGTCAGTAGCACCAAATCCTTCCGAACGGGATGGATGGTGAAGTCTAACGGAAAATCTTGATAAACGATTGGTGTAGCCATAGTAGACCCTATTTATGTGTTATTATTTATAGATGGGGTTGCTGAGAATATCTAAAACGCCACCTGGGTTCTTATTGGCAACCGTATCAAACAAGAAGTGCGTGCAGGGATCGGCATTCAAGGCTTCCAGCCCCATTGCAACTGCGGCTTGCTGAAGTTGATTGACGCAGTTCTGAAGGAATTGGCTATCTTTGTCTACGATCCCTCTGATGGAATTGGATACGACAGCCAGGGTATCCGTGATGTCGGCAATGGTCGCCGCACCCCGTTCTAGTTTGGAGGCTACCCCTTCAAGTTGTGCAAAGAAACCATCAAAGGTGCTCTGAGAAAACAACCCAGTCGCCCCTCCCAATACCGCAAGGCAATCCTTTCCTGCGTTCACCACGGTCAACATATTTTGCATTGAGGTGCCTATCGAGAGAATTTGTTGAAGTCCTGGGGCTTGAATGCCCTGACTCTTGAGAAGCCCTGAGAGTCGGTCTGTGTGCATCATGAAGTTACCCATTGACGTGCGGACATCTTCAATAGGATCAGTGGTCAGAAAGGCAGCGGCATCAGCCTGTGTGATACTTCCGTTGGTGATATCACCGGACGCGATACCTGTGAGGGTGCGTTCAATCCGTGTAGCCCCATCTCCAACGAGGTTGACTTGGTTAATCATTGGGTTGGAGAACAGACTACCTGGGTCCGTGGTGATCTTGTCCACCAAAATTTTTGTGACATTGGAAAAGCCCGATGTGGCGGCCGCAGGGGTCGGCAACCCAGGAATAGCGGGAATATGTGAGAAATCAAGAGAGAATGCCATGATGCTCCTTTATCCTGAAAAGACTGTCACAGAACCCATCGCGCACACTGATCCGCATGCGATAGGGTCCCCAATACGCATCAGTGGTAGCCCATCCACAAAGACCGTGGGGGAACCTCCTCCACCTGGACTTTGGTGCACACTAATGATGTTTGTATGTTGTGCCCATATATCAATCACTCGCACCGCTGGTAGCCCATCCACAAAGACCGTGGCTGATCCCGTCACCGCAGGACGCGGCGGAAAGTAGGTCGGTCCCGCAGGATGCCCACTGCACATATCAATACCCAATCGCACCACCGGTAACGGCACACCCATGTTAGACTCCTGTTACAGGCAGTGGTGGAGGAAGAATCGCTCCTGGTGGTCCATTCAAATTCATTGGGATGCCTGTCAACATCATTGGACCCGCTGAGGTGTGTGATTGTAGTATCCCTGCTTGTGTCGTGAGCGACCCGGTCGCGTTGAGAATAATGTCCATCCCCGATTCAATGTTGACATTCTTACCTGCTTTGAGATTGATATTTCCCGCTGCGGTGATGTTCACGTCTCCCTTGACGTAGACATTCTTATCCGACAACACAATCTCAAACGCATCAGCCTTTATGTTGATAACCTTGGTGCCATCTGGATGAGTTTCTTCAAACGTGCCTGAACGATGATAAATGTGAATGCGTTCTGCCCCTGGTGTATCATCAAATTCTAAAATATGACCCGATTCAGTTTCCATCACACGATTATAGGGATAGACAGCCCCATAGGGGGTGGCGGGTTCACTCCATGTTCCAGGTCCCGCTGTAGGCACTGCTGCTACAATGCCCGTTGTCTTTTCTTGGATCGGAGTCTCACTGATCTTTTCGTTCCGTGCGAGGCGCGAGAACGTGGGTTCTCCGAGACGTGAGGGGTAGCGCGTCGGCGAGGAACCTGGCAAACTCGGTGCACCGGACAAGTCTATGCGAGGATCGGCAAACCCCTGGCTTGCCGGGGGGAGTTCTTTCGGAATGCCTGGAAGGATACCCCAAATAATCGGGGCTTGTTCGTCCAGTCCATCCAAATAAAATCCCGTAACATAATCCCCTTCCTTGATCTGAAGAGAGGAGGTATCATTGAGCGGAATCATCGGCATCGCCCACGGCAAATCTTCTGTGGGGATCAATGATTTTGAGTCTGTATGTGACCCCAAAATACGCACGCGGCATCGCCCAACCTTCAGGGGGTCTTGACGATCCTCTACGACTCCGATCCACCAAACAAATTGTGCCCCTAGAGATGATTCCATTATGAATTCCTCAACTTTGACATGTTACCACTATTTTCAAGAGGAGCGGGTAACGTATCAGTGATAGAGTCCTTTGATAGTTCTAGGATGCAGACATATTTAACACGATCTAATTTGTGTCGGATTGACGTAATCAGGTAATTACCCGATAGCAGTTCGTCCATCGGCTTGCCTTCTTTGAACCCCACCGAAGCGACTGGGAGGTTCAGGGTCACGACTTGCCCCACACGCAGTAACATATTCCCTGGCATAGCGACTTTGACTCGATATCCGTGCATCCCCGCGATATAAGCGTTGCGCTGAAGGAGCCACGTCTCCACTTTTAATTGATCGACAGCCACACGGTAATATGCCTCATGATGGCGTGTAGGATACTTGTGCGTGCGGTCCTTCGCGTCCTGTAAATAGGAGAAGTCATTTGCGTGCCTGGTGTCGTTGAAAAATCCTAACCCATCCTGCTCATGGCTGCGTATCGCCTGGTCCAGCACATTCACCGTCATGAGTTTGCTGGAATACACTCCCGTATTGAAGAGATCAATGGTATCGGGGGCGCTGACCAGTTCATAGGACTCTGCTGCCTCTAACCGTTGCTGCATGTCTGTTTTATCTTTGCTCTTTTCCCTTGTTGCCCCGGCGAAGTTCATGGGCATGAAGTTGATCGCTTGCAGTGGGGCTTGCTGTGACAAATTTTCAATCGAGTTGAAATGGAACCCCAGGCTATCTTCAAAAAACATGAACGAACAACTGGTAGATCGTGCCGTGCTTGCCATACGTGCAAGCCAATTGATCGCATAGAATGGAGACCAGAACGGCACCACAACACTGAAGTCCCCTGTCGTTGGGGTCAGTTCACTCTGAGGGAGCTTCTCGGAAGAAATTTGGAGATAGTTATACGCAATATCACGAATGATGTTCGCTACCGTCATGTCCTTATAGGAGTTGGAGACTTTTATTGATTGACTCAGTATCAGTTCTTCTGAGCAAAAATGGAGCATATACGTTTCTGAAGCAGCGGTAACCTTGCTCCTATTGGTAATTCGATGCACACGAAAAGTCTTTTTCAATTGCCAGGTGGTGGAGGGCTTGATGAACGTCACGGAAAGATACTCAGCCCCCACGATAGGGAGGCGATTGATAAGGTTTTGTGTGTCTTGGATGAGAAGATTTCCGGTCATGACATTGGCATACAAATCCTCAAAGATGTTCAACTCCTGCATAATCTCGCGGAGGTCCACTTGCCCCCCCGTAGCACTGGTCAAGACAAGGCTCTTGAGTTCAAATTCTGTTGCATTCCCGATACCTTCTTGAACAGCCATTAGCTCAACAGACCTTCCAGTTCAGTGACGATTTGTTGAATGTATGTGGCTTCCAACAACCGAATCCTTCTTTTAGCCTCATTCAATTCTAGCTCATAGGTATACGCATCCACGGCTGAACGGGTGATGGTCGTGGTGACTGTTACTCCACTAGCGAAAGTTGTGACCACCGGAGTCGCCGTGCTCAGAGCATTATATCTCGTTTGATCGATGACAAAGGTGATGGTGCTGGAGTTGCCCAATGAATCACTCTTCACCTCTGTCATGGTAAAGTGGCTGGTTGCTCCACTGGCTGCGGCGACTGACCCATACTTCTCTTTAATATACGCCACGAAATTTGCATAGTCCTTCGGCCAGTCAAGAATCGGGTCGAGGATATTGTTGATGAGGGCGACCACCCAAAAATACTTGGCTGACCCATACTCCCGCGCTGCAATAATCTCAGGCGTTTCCCCCTCAATAACCACATATTCATAATAGGCAGATGTATTCTTGAGCAGTTCAGTGATGGGGGAACTTCGACGGAAAATATCTACCACCCACTGCAATTCTTCCTGCGTGCCTGCCAGGTTGAGTGTATATCCAATGTAGGGAAAATTATCAAAATATGTAGAAGGCATGTTAATATCCCTTTTCTATGTGCCACTTGGTCATGTATTCCAGTTCCTTGAACTGAAGCACCAATTGGGTGTAGACAGGGTAATCATCCTTGTAGAATGCCGTACCGGAGGGCGCATAGTCCACGTTGATGTTCTCAAGCACACAACTTGAAATTTTACCCATTGTTTCCACGCTAAATTCAATATCAAACTCTGATGGGGGAACAAAGTAGCGACCCACCCCGATCCCCTCGCCGAGCATCTCTGGAGATGCCGCCTTCTTAAATTCCATCACAATCTCTGCAACCTTTGCGGCTTCTGTGGCAGATCGTGGAGCAAACGTAAATTGAAAATTGAATGAACGTAAGTGGGGTGAACTATAAATGACATCGACCTGTGGATTGACCGCAATCCCGATTGCGGAGAGGGCTAATCCCGAATCTACCCCAATAAATTCTGCTCCAATTTCCAGCACTGGACCCGCGGCGCCCCTTGCGGTAGAGCCTGTTAGACTGGACAATAGCCCTGTGATCCCACTATCCTGATATCCCTTTGCCATTGATTGCGCCAATTGAGGTGCCGCAGTCAGCCCTTGAGCGAGTCGAGCAAATGGCTGTCCCGATAACTCTACATCTCTCCAATCGTTCGTATATTGCCAACTGAGTGTTTCTGGCATGTAGAGACGAATACAGGTGGAACTACGATGTGTCTTGCGACCAAACCCCACTGCCCCATTGGTTCCTGGGATATTTTTCTGAAGTGAGCGTGTCTGTTGTGCGTTGATCGCTGCGGTTGATTGTGGGGCTGGTCCCTGCGTCCTAGGTTTTTTGTAGTTGGACAAATCCTGTTCTAAAATATAGAACGTCATGAAGTATGGGTGCCGAGAACCCGGTCCCAAGTCAGAAATGGGATATTCCAAAGACTTATACCTATAGTTTGTTTGGTTATTGCGCTGAGTCTCTCCCCATCTCTGTGTTTGTGGGGCAAGAAGTTGTGTAACTTTTCCTGAACCTGTTTCACCCCCGCCGGCAATTTGATTATCCAATGTGGTCTTTGGACCTGTTGCCACCGCGTTCCCATTCGTTCCCATTAGTAGTTCTCCTTCGATTCTTTCCAGACCTGTTCTTTACGGATGAATGCTCGCCTTGCTCGTTGTTCTCTGGCTGTGGAGTATGCTTCTTCTCTGCGAATCTTGGTCATCGTGACTCTGAAATCCTGCACTGGGAGTGTGCAGGCGATGTCCCATTCCTCCGGTGGCACCTCAATAAACCGCGTCATGATATGCCCAGACAGGTATCGCTTGATACAGGGTGTGGCACGATAGGCTTGGTGCATGGCTTTCAAAATCGGGTAACTCAATCGGAGCCGTGTCCGTTCATCCTCAACGGGACCTGACATGGTGCGCTTCAATTGCTGCAAGAGAATCAGGCGATCTTTGGGGTAGATGTAATGTAGGTTCAGACCCAGGAACCCATCATCGTAGCGTTGCAACGGAATCACCATTGGAAACTTATCCCAGTAGGGCAGGGTTTCTTTCCCTTTGGGGTTATATAAGAAGAAGTAGAATCGTCCAATCAGGGTCCGAGTGCGTTGGGCTTCTCGGTCCCTCAAAATCTGCCCACGCTCCTGTGCAGTGGGATTCAGTTTTGCCATCTTCTGAAGAAGCCACGCCCGACCAAATGCGGCGGTGAAATCCACATTCTTCTTCTCGGCTTGTTCTTTGATTTGTTTGATAATAGTCATGTGTCTATTTATGTGTTCAGAAAGAGTAGTTCTTTTCTGTGAGAACTACAAACTCCCAACCCTGTTCGTCTGCGAACTCCTTTGCCGCCTTCCATTTTGCCTGATTCGTTGCCACATCCATAGCCTCTTTGAGATACTGTCTGGTTTTTCGTTGCGGCGCAGCCCTAAGATTGGTCTGGTAGTCTGGTTTTATCTCAATGATTGTGTTCTTGAATCCATCCTTTGTTTTAGATTTGACGAGGAAATCGGGGAAGTACCTTCTGAATCGTTCTCTAACAGGGTCATAATATCGGATCACCAATTCCTCACTTGCCCATTCTATCACCCCCGGTGATTGATCCAACTGGTGCATAATCTTCAATTCCCAGTGACTTCGGTATACAATGTTGTTCACATTTCCGACATATTTTTTAGGAAACTTGGGGGTGAAGATTCCTTTGTAACTAACGCTCTTTCCATTCATTTTGATCCTCTCACAGGTCAATTTGGACATGTGTTCCTTATACGCCTCAGTATGGGGTGTGCCTATCCGTGTACGAGAATTCAATATCCCCATCCTACGGACCACCGCATCAGTCATGGGATAGGGATTTCGGTTCTTTGACCCCTTTGGTCTACCGATGCTCATGGTGTTTCCAGGCTTGAATCCAGAGTTAGTGTATCGGCACGCCAGACTACAAAACATCTTGAACTTCCGATGTGCATTCAATTTGGTTGGTGTGCTACATAATTTACAGTTCATAGGTTCCTTCGTGTGTTATAAATAGGCATATCCACTATTTAGAAGGGATCACTATGCCTGTAGGACCATTAGTTGAATTTCTCTCATCGATCAGCCAAGAGGGAGTTGCCAAAACTTCTCACTTTCGG